CCTGCGCGGGCTGGGATATTTCCCTTCCCGCGCAGGGCGTCTCGGGCGTAGGATACCGGCAAGGAAGACGAGCCATGTACGACCCCACCCCCCACGGACGTGAGAGGAGCCCCGACCCGGGCACACCGGAGCCGGTGCCCCGGGATCACCCGGGCCGGGGCCACTTCGTCGGAGAGCAAGCAGATGCTGACGATCGAACGGCGACTGGCCGAGGCGAAGCTGGAGCTACGCAAGGCGCAGGCGCACGCGGAAGCGGGAGTGACGTATCTGCGGGACCTGATAGCCGCGCTCGGGATGCAGGGCTCGACCGTGCCCGAGTCGTGGCAGACGCTGGACGAGCTGCTGATGGACGCGGCCGAAGGGGCTCGCCTGACCTGGGATCTCTTCGAGACGGCTCGGAGCCGTTCGGAGATCGAAGCCAACCTCGAGACGAGCCGGACCAGGGCTGGAAGGTCGCAGGCTGGCTTATGATCGGGCTCGGCGTCGAGCTGCTGGTGGGGCTCGGCTGCCTGCTCTGGTGGCTCTCGTGGATGATGAAGCCGTCGTAGACCCCCGGCTGGCGCTGCTCGACTCGCTCCCGGTCCGGCTGCGAGCGTTCGACCTGCGCGCCGGCTCGGCGCGGCAGGTGACGATCTGCACCCGGGCGATCGGCGAAGAGCCCGAGCGCTCCAGCTACGCCGGGCGCGCGATCGCTTACGCGCTCGGCTCCCCGGAGGCCCCGCGCCCGGGCGCCTCGACGTTTCGCCTGCACTCGGGCGCGACCTGCTCCGTGGTCACGCTCTTCGACTCCACGAGCGGCATCTCGTGGCGCCCGGGCTCGCCCCCGGCCGGCGACTTCGTCGTGGCCGTGCAGGCGATCGCAGGGCTGGCCTATCTCGTGCTGGGCTACCTGGGGCACCACGCGCTGCTCGAGGCCGCCCGGCTCGTGCGCCCCCGTAGCCGGGGCAGGGTCGCGGCGCCCGACGTCGACACGGGCCCGGCCACCCACCTGCTCGACCGTGGCCGGCTCGAGCGCTTCCCTGCCCTCATGCGCGCGGAGCTCATCTCGGAAGCTCCGGTGCAGGGGCTCGGCTCCTGCCGGGGCTGCGGCTGCCTGATCCTGCCCTGGACGGCGCACGACTGCTTGGCGCCGTCCTGCCAGCGGGTCGAGCCGTGAAGACATACCTGCAAGCGCGACGGGAACAGCTCTGGCTATCCCAGGCCGATCTCGCGAGGGGAGCCGGCGTCTCCGTTCGCACGGTGCACGGCATCGAGCACGGGAGCGCCTGCCGGCGCGACACGGTGCGCCACCTGCTCGTCGCGCTCGCCGTACCCTGGCTCCAGCGAGAGGACTACTTCAGGCCTGTCTCGCGCGCCGGGCGCCACGTGCTCGTCTTCGAGCCGACGTGTGTGAGCACCCGGGAGAACAAGTGAGCCCCGACATCGACTTCACCTCGCTCCAGGGCTGGCTCTTCGGCGAGCCGGATGGCGCCCTGGCCCCCGCGCCCGAGACGGCGCGCGCGCGGACGCTCGTGTCGCTCTTCGACGTGCTCGGCCCGGACCTCGCCGCAGGAGTGCGAAACACGTTCGCCTTGATGGTGGTCGCCGAGGACGAGATCGGGCTGGCGCAGGAATCTCCCGAAGGAAGCGCGCGACCTCCGCGAAGCGCTGCACCAGTGCTTCCTGCCCCTCGCGCCGTCCGACCCGGTCCAGCTCTCCGAAAAGCTCTATCGGGCCCACTGTCGCGAGCTGCTGGCTCGCGTCATCTCGGGCTCGAGGCTCGAGCCGGCGACCGATGCGGAAGTGGCCGGCGTGCTCTCCGAGGTGAGCCTGCGCGTCATGCTCCGGAGCGAAGCCGCGACGCTGTACCGGGTGCTGTTTCGCCGGCTCTTCCCGGAGCAGGCCGGCGACGTGCTCGGCGAGCCTAACTCCTACGAAGGGGATGCGTGGTGCTTGGAGCAGGCTGGGCGCGTGCGCGAGGAGATCGCCGGCGCCGTCGAGCGCGGCTGGCCCCGGCAGGGCTGCCCGTGATTCCCCGCGCGGTCGGCACGCCCTCTCTGAGCCGAGAAGCACGGCAGCTCGCGCTCAAGCTCCGGCGGGGCGCGTGCCTGCTCACCGGGCTCTCGACCGCAGAGTTGGAAGCGGCGGCGGACCTGATCGTCCGGGGCTGGGCTACCTGGGAGGAAGACGGCGACGGCGTCCTGCGCCTCGAGCTGAGCGAGTACGGGCGCGCGATCGCGCCGGGAGCGTCGAGGCCGTCGTGAGCCCGAGCCCCGAGACGAAGCTCTGCGATGTGTGGGCGCAGCTCGCGCCCGGTTCCTACGTCTGCGTGGGCTCGCTCGGCGTCCGGATACTCGACGAAGCCGCCGGCTTCACCACCATCACCTACCACGTCGCGCTCGACTACGGGCAGAAAGCCATCACCCTGCCCGTGCTCCCCCAAGAGCTGACGTCGACCGACCGGCCCGTCGTGCTCGCCGAGCTTTCCGACGTGCCCGCGATCATGCGGCTGCCGGCCTTCACCCTCTACGTCGGCGGCTCGCCGTCGTCGCCGTCGTCTCCCATCCGGAGGCTCAACTGAAGGAAACCCCTTCCCGCGCCCGAGCGTAGGGTTTACGCTTCGGGCGATCTCCCCACGAAAGGAAACCTCACCATGCGTTTCTCACTCTTCGCTCTCCTGCTCTCCCTCCCCTTCGCGCTCGTCGGCGGCAACTGCCACGAGAGCGGGCACCACGACAACGGAGGCTTCGCCGTGCTCCAGCTCGGGCACGACGTCGAAGACGTCGAGCTGGGCGACGCGACCGAGCGGGTCAACCTGCGCTACTACGAAGAGGACGGCTACCTCTACCAGGGCCGCACCTGCTCCGTCTCCGGCACCTTCACCTACGACCCGATCGCCTTCGAGCTGGTCGACTGCCGGGAGACCACCAACCCCGGCTTCGAGCCCAACGTCGACTTCGTCTGCACCGTGCTCGAGCCCGGGCTGCTCCAGATCGACGTCTGGAAGACGGATGGCGGAGCCTTCTCGGCTCCGGACCACGAGCTGATGAAAACGGAGTTCGCGATCCTGACCGAGACTCCGGGCGACTACCCTGCTCTGGGCGTCTCGGGAAACGGGCGCTTCATCAACTCGCACGGCTGCGGCATCCTGACGAACAGGGTCGGCTTCGAGACGTCGATCTGGCGGGCGCAGTAGTGCCGAAGCTCGCGAAAGGCGACCACGTCGAGCTGTACCCCGGAGCCGACGGCTGGCGGTGGCGTGCCTACGCCAAGAACGGCCGCATCCTCGCCGACTCGGGGCAAGGCTACTCGCGCCGGATCGACGCGCTGAGCGGGGCGCGCCGGGCCATGTGCATCCCGGCGGCCTACGCCCTGGTGGGTGGCGTCATCCGGGGCTACCGACTCCACGCCCCCACGCCAATCCCGACGAAGAGCCCGGGGCACGCCCGCTCGCCGAGCTTCGCGCGCCGGCGCCTGCGCCTGCCGTGAGGCTCGGACTCGGCGCCGTCGGCTTCGGGCACGCGCTCGAGGACGGGCGCGTCGAGCGCTACGACGTGATGGGGCAGGATCGCGTCGACCTGCTCCGGCTCGCGCGCCACGAGCAACCCCTGCCAGGCGGGCTCAGCCTGATCGGGCAGCAGGGCGAAGGCTACGGCTGGTCGACGATCACCCACGCAGAGGTGCGGTGGGAGGACTTCGACTTCTACGAAAACCGGCGCGCACTCGAGCGCCCGAGGAGGCTCGTCATGATTGTGCTCGAAACGGCCGGCTGGCGCTTCGAGGTGGACCCGACGATCGGCTGGGCCCTGATCCGGCTCCCGAACGGGCAGACGCTAAGCGTCGTCATGTCCGAGCCGGTCGGCTCGGATCTTCCTGTCGATCGGATCTCGCCGCCCTATGAGGGAGAGTTCGGAGAATGAGAGCGCTTGCCGAAGCTAGAGCCCGAGCCCCAGCCGGCAGTGGTGGCCGAGCCGGCTCCCCCGGCCGAGCCCGAAGAGATGCCGTTCTGATGGCGACTCAGCCCGAGCCCGGGAGCTTCCTGGCCGGCCGGCTCGAGGGCGTGCTCGAGAGCCTGTCCGCGTGCGTGTCGCTCGCGCGCGTCGCCGAGCTGATGCAGCTCTCGGCTCAGGACGTGCGCGAAGCGATCGAAGCGCTACGAGATCGCGTGCGGGAGCAGGGCGTCGCGGCTCTCCCCGAGGACAGCCCGGTCGAAGGCCGAGCGGGCGACGTCGCCCCGAGCGCTCCCGAGCCCGAGCCCCCGAAGCCACCGGGCCCCATCGCGCACCCCGGCGAAACCCTGACCTATTGCCGGGTGTGGGTGCTCTGCCCGCGCTATGAGCCGGGCGACCCAGGCGTCCGCCTGATCCGCGTCTACTGCCACGGCGAGCCGAAGCACGAAGGCGATCACCTCGGCGCGTACCGGGGGCGCAGGCTCCAGTGGACCCGAGAGCCCGACGAGCACGAGCGCGTGAAGGCTGATCCGTGAGACTGCGCGAGGCCATCGACGTCGCCCTCGAGCCGGTCAAGTACCCCCGCCTGCTCCGGCTCTGGTCGCTCCGGTGCCTGCGCGCGCGCTACCGGAAAGCGGAAGGCGCCGCCCTGCGAGACGCGATCCGAGCCCTGATCGACGGGCTGCTCGACTGCCGGGAGCTGCCGTGATGGCGCGCGCGTGGTGCCACGGCTGCTGGCGCCCTGTCCTGACCGGAGCCGATCTCGAGAGCGCGCGCGCCGAGCATAAGGCTCAGTGGCCTGGGCGACGTCAGATCGTCGAGGGCGAGTCGCGCGCCCCGCACGGAGAATGGTGGGCCCTGCGCGCAGGCGACTACGTCAGCTGCGATTGGCGCCGACCGACTCTCGAGGGGTCCTCAGGCGAAGCCATCGGGCTCGCCGCGCTCGCTCGGGAGCAGGCTCGCCGACGTGCTCCTGCCTCCTAGCCCCTGCGCCCACCCGGAGCCGGACGGCCGGCGCCCCTTCGAGGCCTGCCCGATCTGCTTCGCCGTGAGATGGTGGCGCGCCGGCCCGGACGGGCGCCGGTCGCCGGGCCCATGGCACTCCTGCTCGCTCTCCCGGGCCCCGGGCTTCGGAGCCCCGGCTCGAGCCCGGACGGCTCGCCGGCGCCGCAGGCTGCCCCAGGGCACCCAGAACGGGCCCGGGCCGCCCCCGAGCTAAGCCCTCGCCGCCCCCCCCCACTGGCCCGGCTCTCGCCGGTGGCGCTAGCGTCTAGCCCGGGGGGCATACTGCGACTGGCCCCCGAGATCGGAAGGGGAAGCCCGTGGCGAAAGCTCGGAAGAGCAGGCGGCTGGCCGGGGAGCCCCCGAAGCCGCCCCGCGAAGTCGCCCGCCGAGCCCCGGGCATGCGTCGCGTCCGCAGCGGCAAGGTCGGCCGGCCCCGTGTCGAGATCGACTGGCCGACCGTCGCGCGCTACGTCGAGACGGGCAACAACCTGCACCAGATCGCGCACTACCTCGGGATCAACCGGGCGACGCTCTGCCGGCGGATCGCCGAAGAGCAAGCCGGCCAGCTCGCCGTTCGCCAGGCGCGCTTCGCCTTCGTCGATCGCTGCCGCCGGGGGATCGTCGCGCAAGCCATCCGGGGCAACAGCATGGCGATCAAGCTAGTCGGCGCGAACGTGCTCCACTGGCGCTCGCGCGACGTCATCGGTCTGGAGCACGCCGGCGGGGGCCCCGTGCAGGCCGAGGTGACGGTCAAGACGCTCGCCGACCTCGCGACGCTCGCCCTCGGCTACCAGCCCGAGACGGAAGCCAAGGCCGCGGACGTCGCCGTCGAAGACGACGAGCTCACGGGCCTTGACTTCTGAGCCCGAGATCCTGGCCAGGCTCCGGGAGCGCTTCCGGCATAGCGTCCCGCGCTCGCCGGCAGGACGCTCGGCCGCCGTCGTCGAGCGCTGCCAGCTAGACCCCGCGTGGTTTTTCTCGACGATCCTTGGGGCACACCCCTGGCCGGCGCAGGTCGCGATCGCCGAGAGCGTGCGCGACCACGTGCACACGGTGGTGCGCTCCTGCAACGCCGCGGGCAAGAGCTACACCGCGGCTCGGATCGTCTGCTGGTGGCTCTTCAGCTTTGCCCCGTCGATCGCCGTCACCACCGCCACGACGGCCCGGCAGGTCCGGGGCATCCTGTGGAAAGAGATCAGGCTCGCCGCCGGGCGCTCGAAGCTCCCGCTGGGTGGGCGCGTGCTCACCCAGCACTGGCAGATCGCGGACGACCGCTTCGCGATCGGCTTCACGGCGCCAGAGTACGACCCCGAGCGCTTCTCGGGCTGGCACTCCGACCACGTGCTCGTGGTGATCGACGAAGCGTCGGGCGTCTCGCGCGAGATCCAGGAAGCGTGCGACGCGCTCCTGTCGGGTGGGCACGCTCGCAAGCTACAGATCGGCAACCCGGTCGATCCCACGAGCGCCTTCAGCGACGCGTTCAGGCAGCCCGAAGTCTCGAAGCTCAGGGTGAGCGCCTTCGAGACACCTAACTTCACCACGTTCGGAATCACCGAAGGGCACATCCTCGACGGCTCGTGGTCGCGAAGGATCGCGGAGCCCCTGCCCTATCCGACCCTGGTGACACCAGAATGGGTCGCCGACGTCTATGGGCGCTATGGCCGGGACAACCCCTACTGCGCCGCACGCGTGCGCGCCGAGTTCCCCACCTACGCTACGAATCAGCTCATCCCTCTCGAGTGGATCGAAGCGGCGATGGCGCGCACGCTTGAGCCGGGCTCGCCGATCGACGTGGCCTGTGACCCGGCCCGGCTCGGCCCCGACGAGGCGGTCATCTACACGCGCCGGGGCCCCGTGCTCCGGGAGAGCTGGTCGGCTCGGAGCTGCACGCTCACCCAGGTGGTCGGCGAGTGCATCCGGGCCCTGCGCGTGACGGGCGCGCGGACGCTCAAGGTCGACGAGGACGGGCTCGGCTCGGGCGTCGTCGATCGCTGCCGGGAGATCCTGGAGCACAGCGCCGTGACCGTGCTCGGGCTCCGTGGCGGCTTGCCCGCTCGAGAGCCGGAGCGCTACTTCAACTCGCGCGCCGAGTGGTACTGGGGCCTACGCGACCGGCTCGAGGCCGGCACCATCGACCTGCCCCCGGACGATCACCGACTGGCCGCGCAGCTCGCGGCCATCCGGATCGATCCGAAGGACAGCAGGGGCCGGCTCAAGCTAGAGTCGAAAGACGAGATGACCAGGGTGCGGAGACTCGAGAGCCCCGACCGGGCCGACGCGGCGGCGATGGCCTTCGCCGCAGAGCAGCAGGTCGGGGGCACGCTCGGGCCCGTCCGGCTCTGGTAGGAGGCCCGTGAGCGACGTCGACCACTCCCAGGAGATCACGCTCTGTCTCTACTATCGCGACGCCGAGCTGCACGGCGCGCGCCTGCTCTTCCACTTGCTCCGTCGCTTCGACGATCCCGAAGCGCAGGAGCTACTGACCGAGCACGTCGCCGACGAGACGCGCCACGCGTGGCTCTGGACCGAGCGCGCGCTCGAGCTGGGCGGTCAGGTCGCTCCTGTGTTCGACGGCTACCAGACGCGCATCGGGAAGCGCGTGGGTGTCGTGCGCGATCTCGTCGACCTGCTCGCGCTCACCACGATCGTCGAGCAGCGCTCGCTGCGGCGCTACGCCGACCACCTGGGGCGCCGGGGAGTGCCTGAGCGCACCAAGGCCATTCTGCGCGAAGTCGTCTACGACGAAGGCTGGCACATCGAATGGGTGCGACGGAAGGGGCGCGCGCTCGACGTCGAGCGCTTCGAGCTGGCGCTGGCTCGTTTCGCCGTCGTCGACGCGACCGTTACGGCCGAGCTAGCCGAGCGCGAGCAGGCGCTCATGAAACCGCTGGCGTGAAGCCCCGGCGCTTCCAAGCTATCGGCAGACGCCGAGCCCGAACGCCGTGGGCAGGCTCGCGCCGTCATCCGCATACGCCGACCTGCGGCCCGTCTCGCCAGCGCTCCGACCGTTGCGGCTGCGGAGCCCGACTCCGTGGAAAGTAGCTCGACCGGATCGCTCCCGGCAGCGTAGACTCGGGCAGACGCGAAGGGGGAACGATGGCGGGGAAAAAGAAATCCGCAGGGCCCGTGCTCGTTAGCATAGCGGTGCGAGTCGACGCGTCGACGGCCGAGCTGGCGCGTGCACTCTGTACCGTCATCGGCGTGCCGCTGGGAGAGTTCGCCGGGCGTGCACTCAAGGTCGAGGTGGACTCGATTCTCGAGCATCGTGATAGCGAGTTTCGCTCGCTCGTCGATGCCGTTATGAAGGCGCGCGAGACATACGCACCCGAGTACGGATCGCAGGCGCCGATCGTACCCAGGCGCCCGACGCCGTCGGTAGCCTTCCCGCCCGACGAACACGACGACGACGAGCCCCCGGAATAAGGCTTCCATCTAAGGCGGCAGGCCGCGTAGACTACTTAGCCGACGCGGGCGCCGGGACTCTCTCTCCCGGGGGAGGTTCCGGGGGAGAGAGGGTCTAGCGGGGACACCGGCGCTCGCGTCGATCGGGGCGGACGTGGACGCAGTCGGGCTCGAAAGGAAGACGCGACCCTGGACGGAGCAGGAGCGCGCGGCGATCCGGCAAGCGCTCGCCGACGCGATCCAGGACGAGCTCACCTACGACGTCGCGCTATCCGCGCATCTCGCGATCGCGTCGGCGTCCGACTCGCCCGGCGCCGACGTGGCCTTAGCCTACTCCCGGATGCTCTCGCCGTCGTCGCTCGTCGCAGCAGTCTCCTGCTCGCTCGTGGCTTCGCGCGAAGCTCTCGAGCGCGTGATGGCGCAAGAAGAGAAGCGGCTGGCGATCGAGGCGCGAGATAGGCTCTGGGACCCGACGACGTGAGAGAGCCGACGACGCCGCCGGCCGGGACGACGAAGCCCGAGCCCCCGCCGTCACCCCCGGCGAAGCGCCAGCCGGACGTCCGGATCATTCTGACGCTCGACTGCGAAGGCTGCGGCTATCGCTGGAACATGACGCTGGAGCCGGGCAAGGTCGCCGGCATGCACCGCTGCGCGCGCTGTCTCCAGCCGAAGGCTAGAGCCCTCGAGCGCGCCGGCAAGCGCCAAGCGAAGCCAGCATGAACGGGCGCACGCCCCCGGGCATCGGCAGCGCACGCTTCGGCTCGGATGTTACCCGGCGCTACTGGCTCCGGCGCGTCTGGGATCGGTCCTGCCAGCTCGCCGTCTGGGTCATGCTCAACCCGAGCGTCGGCTCGGCCGCTCGCATGGACCCGACGCTCTGGCGCGTCTCCGACTTCTCGAAGCGCGAAGGCTTCGGGGGCTTCCACGTGGTCAACCTCTACGCCAGGGTCGCGACCGATCCTCGCGCGCTCTTCGCGCTTCCTGCTCCCGATCGCGCCGGGCCCCTGTCCGATCCCTGGCAGGCGCAGGCGCTCACGGAAGCCATCAACCTCTGCCCCCCCCCAGAGTACCAGCAGCCGGGGATTCCGCTCATCGTCGCGTGGGGGAATCACGGGCACGAGTCGTCATCCGCTCAGTGGCTCGTCTCGCTTGCGCGCGTGCGTGGGGTGAGCTTCGTCTCGCTCGGGCAGACGAGCACGGGCGCGCCACGCCACCCGCTCCGCATCCCGCGCACGACGAAGTTTCGGGAGTGGCCGTGGCCGTTCTAGTCGAGCCGGCCGAGGGGCCCTGTCTCTGCGGGCACGACTTCGACGAGCACGAGGCGACGTCGCCCCGTAGCTACTTCGCCTGCTCCGTCGCCGGCTGCGAGTGCAGGAGTTTCGAGGAGCCGGACCTGGGATGGTGACGACCCCTCGCGCGCTGCTGATCATGCTCGAGCCCGAGGGCGTGCGCGTGCAGGAGATCGACCTGGAGATCCGATCTCCGGACGGGCACGCGCCCCTGGAGGTCTACGTGCCGGTGATCGACAACTCGAGCTTCGACGACGGGCTAACGTCGTCGGGCGTGCCGATGTTCGGCCGTCGCGTCTTCGTGCTCGCAAGAATCGAACGGCTCGAGCGCCGGCCCTGGTCGCCGGATCTCTTCGTCTACGTCGAAAAGGGAGGCTACCCATGCGCACCACAGAAGCCGCGGCCATAGCTCTCGCGCCGAAGCTCCACACTTCGGCTCGTCGGAGAGAAGCCCTAAAAGAGCTGAAGGCACACTACCAGAAGGGCGCGAAGATGCGTCCGCCGCGCGGGCTCCAGGGGCTTATCGATTCGCTCGAGCGCCGGCTCAACCTGCCCGAGCCCGAGAAGCGGGGCTGACAGTCGGGGCTTCCCTTCCGGGCTCGCGTCCGCGTAAAGTGCGCCGGCTCGGGCGATCCTGCCCGGCTAAACCCCTTGGAGACTCCCCATGAAACTGCTGACTCTGCTCTGCGCCGGCGCCTTCGTCTTCGCCGGTCCTGCTCTCGCGAACCCTTGCGAGCACAACGGGAACGGCTCGCCGCCGTTCTGTGACGACGAGCCCGGACCCCCGGGCCCTCCGGGTCACGGACACGGGCACGGGCAGCACGGCCCGATCGGCGTGGACGTGGACGTCGACGTCGCGAACACCAACACGAACACCAACACGGCCGTCAGCTCGGCCTACGCCGGTGCCAACTCGGATTCGAGCGCCACGGCGACGGGCGGCGACGCCATGCTAATCGACGAGAGCGTCGTGGTGCAGGAGATAGTGGTGAACGGCGCCGAGATTAACGTGGCCGGCGCCGAAGTCGAGGCCGGGCAGTCGGTGATCGTCGAAGGCGACCGGGTCGAGGCGATGGAGGCCGACGACCTGCCGGGCATCCCGGCGTCCGTGTTCGTCGACGCGTGTGGGAACGGCGTGGCGGCCGGCTTCCCTGGCGGCTCGGCGAGCTTCGGAGCAGGAAACCCCGTGTGCCTCTGGCTCGCTATCGGGCGCGCCGCGCACGATCTCGGCGACCGGGAGCGCTCCGACCGGGCGCTCGGCGAAGCGGAGGCGAGCCTGCGCCGCCAGCGCTACGTCTCGCGCTATCTCGAGGGTGTGCCGCTGATCGGGCGACTGTTCTAGGCTCCCCTGCAAGGGGGGTGGGCAGGGGCGTCTACCTAGGGGTGGACGCCCGGCTCGCCTACGGTCCCCGGCTTCGGAGCGTCGAGACCCGCTCCGGGGCCGGGGCCCAACCCTGGGAGGACTCGCCATGCTCGACCTGCTCGCCGACGCGCGCAGGCTCTTCGCCGACTCGCTCGCGTGGGTCGACTCGGCCAGCGACGTGCTCGTGCTGATCCTGCTCGGCTTCGCCGCGATGTTCGCGCTAACCTTTCTCGACGGCGCCGGGCGCATATTCGCGCGCTGGCTCTGGATCGGGAGACGCCGATGACCGCGCTACTGCTCTCCGCACTCCACTGGCTCGCCGGCGCGCTCGCCGTCTTCCTGCTCTTCGCGTTCGCGCTCCTGCTTGTGGTGCTGATAGGCTGGGCTCAGGAGACGTGGAGCGCCCGAGGCCATCGGCGCCGTGAGTGGCGCGTCGAGGACGTGCTCGAGAGCCGGCGCCGGCGCGACGACGACTCCTGAGCTCTCCCGTTCGGCTCGTCATCGGGCTCGGCTACTCGCGCGGTGACCCGTGCGTGTGCGTGCTCCTCGAGTGCGGGCACGAGACGGAGCGCCCCCTGGTCGGGTGGACCGACGGGCCCGACGAGCTACCGTGCCCGGCATGCGAACCCACGGGCTCTCCGGCGCCGTCAACTCCGGGCGCGTCCAGCAGCGTGCTCTCGACGTAGCGCTCGCGCGCAAGGCCGAGCCCCGGATGTGGCTGCTCGGCTTCGAGGTCCGAGCCGCGCACCTGCACACCCTAGTCGGGCTCTCGAAGCGCGACGCCGGCCGGCTCTGCCACCTGTCCCGCACGAAGCGCCGGCAGGAAGACAGCGTGAAGCGCCGGCAGGAGCGCGGCGACCGGCGCGCCGACCGGAGCGCAGGGCGCGAGGCCTACCGGCGGGGCTGGCGCGCCCGGCTCGCGGCCAGGTTGCTCGGCGCCTGCTAGGGTCCGGCCGAGCCGTCGGCGTCGTGGGTCGGACGACGGACCGCCGAACGTCCTACCTCTCGAGGCCCCCATATCCGACGCCGGCGGCTCTCGCGCCGTGCTACGGTAGGAGCTGGCGGCGTCGGGAGATCCGGGCGACTCTCCCACCCAGGAGCATCCCGCCTAGGGGGCCCGGCGTCGCCGTTGGGCTAGGGGGAGCATGGCGTGACGTTCGGCGAGCGAGTGCGCAGCCTCGTGCCCGTGAAGGTCGAGCGCCCGGACCCGGCCGTGCTCGCCTTGCTCTCCGAGCTCACTCAGGCCGGTGGGCTCCCGGCCGGCATGAAGCAGCTCACCCTGCCCGGTCGGGGCGGCACGTTCCTGCTGTCCTTTAACCGGACTGGCACTAGCGTCAACCGGGGCACGGAGCAGCTCCTCCGGGCTTACGGCACCCAGCCGTGGCTCCGGGGGATCGAAAGCAAGGTGGCCCGGGGAGTAGCGGCGACGCCGTGGCAGGTGTTCGCCGTGAAGGCGGAGCCGGCGACCGACCCGCGCCGGCTGCGCTCGCTCAAGCAGCGCTTCCTGCTCTCGGGCCCGGCGACGCGAGCCGGGCTCGTGCGGGGGCTCACGAAGCAGGGCGTCCTCGAGCCCCTGGACACTTCGCCCCTGCTCGACTTCCTGGGGCGCGGGAATCCGTACCACCCCGGGCTCCTGACCATGCAGCTCACCCAGACGCACCTGGATCTCGTCGGCGAAGCCTTCTGGCTGCTGGAACGCGACCAGCGCGGCCAGCCGCTCTTCTACTGGAACCTGCCCCCGTCGTGGGTGAGGTCTACGCCCCTGCCGGGCGATCTCACGCCGACGTTCCGCGTGCGCTTCGACGGGCCCGAGGTGCCGATCCCGGCGAGCGAGATCATCTGGTATCAGGACCCCGACCCGCTCCAGCCCTACGGCCGGGGCACGGGCTTGGCAAAGTCGCTCGGCGACGAGCTGGACACCGACGAGTTCGCGGCCAAGTACCTGCGCCAGTGGTTCCTGAACGACGCCATCCCCCCGGTGATCGTGTCGGGAGACGGGCTCCAGCCGGCGGAAACGGCTCGGCTCGAGAACGACTGGACGTCGAGGAATCAGGGATTCTGGCAGCGCTTCAAGCCCTACTTCATGAGCCGCAAGGTCGAAGTGACGAAGCTGGCCGCGAGCTTCGCCGAGATGCAGGTGGTCGACCTGCGAAAGAATCAGCGGGACACCGTCATGCAGGTGTACGGCGTGCCCCCGGAAGTCTTCGGCATCCTCGAGAACAGCAACCGCGCGACGATCGAGAGCGCCGACTTCCTGATGGCGCGCTGGGTGCTCGTGCCCCGGCTCGAGCTACTGCGCGCGACGGCGCAGCATCGGCTGGTGCCGATGTTCGGCGAAAACCTGCTGCTCGACTACGTCTCCCCCGTCGCCGAGGACAAGGAGTTCACTCTCAAGGTCATGCAGATGGCGAGCTGGGCCTTCACCGCCGACGAGTGGCGCGCGCTCGCCGGGCGCGACGAGCTGATAGGGGACGGCGCGATCCATCTGGTGCCGTTCAACCTGCTCGGCGTCAAGCGCCTTTCCGACCTGATCGCCGACCCGGCCGATGATCTCGAGCCGGAGCCCGAGCCCGTGGTCGAGCCGGAGCCGGAGCCCGAGCCGGACGACGACGACGACGACGACGAGCCCGAGCCCGACGACGATGACGAGAAGAGCCGGCAGCGCGCTCTCCCGGCCCCGGCCCGGAAGCAGGATGACCTGACCGGGGAGCAGGCCGAGATGGTGCGGAGGACGCTCGCTGCGATCAAATCGCGGCTACTCGAAGAGCAGGTCGAGCCGGTTGCCGCGGGCACGCTCGAGGACTTCGGAAACCTGGCCGTGCGCGACGCGCTCGGGCAGGCCGCAGACTTCGACCTGAGCGACCCCCGGGTGGTCGACTACCTCAAGAACCGCACCAGCGACAAGATCCGGGGGGCGACCCGGACCAGCCAGCGGCAGGTGGCGCGCGCCCTCTCGGCCGGCTTCGCCGAAGGCGAGAGCATCGACAGGCTCTCGCAGCGCGTGCGCGCCGTCTTCCGGGTCGCCGGCGCCGTGCGGGCGCACACCATCGCCAGGACCGAGACGGTCAGGGCCGCAAACTTCGGCACGCTCGAAGGATCTCGGCAGGCGGGCGCGACGGGCAAGGAATGGGTGGCCGTGCGCGACGAGCGCACGCGGGATGCGCACCAGTCGCTGGACGGCACCGTCGTCGGGATCGACGAAGACTTCGTGAGCGAGAATGGCGGCTCGGGGCCCCACCCCGGCGAGATGGACGAAGCGAGCGACGACATTCAGTGTCGGTGCACGACCACCTCCGTCTTCGGCGAAGCCACCGCGAGCGCACGGACCGCCGACGTGCGGGCGGCGATCTGGGCCGCCTTCGAGCAGGAGCGCGCGCCCTGGGAGCGCCTGCACCTTGCGGCGACGCGCCGGGGGCTCTCGGCGCAGAGCGCCGCGGCCGTCTCGGCGCTCCGGGCCTAGCCAGGCGAACGGGCCCGGCCCCTGCCCCGGAGAGCGCCACCGACCGGAGCTCCGCGCCTA